GCTAGATGGTAGCCGATACTACCTAAGCCAATACAAGGTGTTGATTACTGACTTCGAGGAGTCCGCACCGTCAGTCACTCGAAACAGCAAGCAGCTTGACCAGCGCAACGGGAACATTGATTTTGGCGGATGGCATACAGACAAGACAATCAATATCACCGGTTACTACCGTGCTGATGACATAGACGAGGAAGAAACGCTTCGCGAGAGGCTGTATGCGCTGCTTTCTGATCCTGACGGTTATTACATCACTCAACTTAAAACAACGCCTAGCGTGGCGATGGAACGGCCTGGTGAGACGTCTGGCGGTTATTACGATAAGTTGAAATACTATCCATCTCACAAGCGATTCCTTGTTTACACGGAAGCACCAGAGATGGAGCTTGTTGGTAACGTCAATGGGACACTATTGTACAAGCTAACAGCCGAATTCAAGACGATGAAACTACCATATGGTGAAACACCGCCGGCCGATATTGATGTTAGCAGCAACGTTCCATACCGAGGGACTGTTCCATGCAATCAACTCGAGCAAGGATTCACTGTTCAGCTAACCGCTACCGGTTCGGCGTCTTCATTGTCGTTCAAAATTAATGACACTGAACTTACTTATAGCAACGCTATTGCTACTGGTGACGTGTTTATGTTTAGCGGCTTTAGCTACACTCAAAACGGGTTAAGTATCGTCAGCAAGACGAACAAGGCCTACTTTGTTTTGCAACCAGATAAGCCAAACCGAATCACGTACAATGTGCCTGGGGCGGTCCGGATTCTTGGTTTTCAAAATCTGTACGCATAGGAGGCGCGATTATTGATTACATTCACAGACGTTGAGAATAATGAATATCAAGCCCAGTGCGAGATTGAGAAAACCGATGCGGTGAATGGCGAGAAATCATTATCTGGGACAATCTATTTTGGCCAAGACGTCAAAGACAATCTCAGCAAAGGCTGGACGCTAACGTTTCTTGGTGAAGAATACGTTGTTGTTACCTACACGAAGAACGACAAAGATAACACCGTCGCTTTCAGCGCCGTTCAATCATTCTTCTACAAAATGAGTAAGACCAGTTTCTACGAAACTTGGAACGGATCACACACGCTTGCTAACTATCTTGACGCGCTATTTTCTGGCACTGGTTACACGTATGACAATACAGCCTCGGTTGCTGCTTTTGAAAAGCAAGATTGGGGCATGAGTGACCGTCTATCGCTGTTCAATGACATAATCGATCAAGCAAACGTTGAGTTCTATGTTGATGGCACAGTGGTTCACGTTGTGCCAGCAATGGGATCTGATTTGTCTACCATCGTTCGTAAAAAGTTCAATCTTGACACTGCGGAGATTCAGACCGACAACACAAGCTTTGCCACCTATGGCCGCGGCTATGGTGCATACAGTAACCCTGATGACACCACGAGTAAGCGTTTAGAAGTTGAATACAAGTCACCGCTGTACGATTACTACTACCAGAAGTTTGGCGCAATTGAAGCAGTTCCAGTTGCTGATGAGCGCTATACGATCGCCGACAACTTGCTAACCGCTGTTAAAGATAAAGTTGACAAAAGTTGGGCTATCTCATTAACACTTAACCTTGTTGACCTACAATCTGTCGGCTACAAATACGCGATGGCAAACCCCGGTGACTACATCACGGTGATTGATGAGAATATTAACTTCAGCGACAAGGTTCGGATTATCAAAGTAACCAGTGACTACGACATTCGAGGCACACGAACCAAGACAGAGGTTGAATGTGGTAGCCTGTCATTCGCTGAACAGCAGAAGACATCACAATCAACGCTATCCAACGTAGCCGCTGGAAAGATTCCAGTCCCCAATGAATGGCTAACATCGCAAGTACAGTTAGCTACTAACAATTTATTAGCAGCACGTACCGAACTAAATTTTACTGACCAAGGAATTATTGCGGTTGATAAATCAGACTCCAATAAGGTTGTGATCCTTAACAGCGCTGGCGTAGGTGTGTCTACAGATGGTGGGCAAACCTTTAAGTCCGCGATCACTGCTGATGGGGTGGTAGCAGATAGGCTGTACGGCAACCTGATTAAAGGTGTGGCGCTTCAAACTGTAAACGACAAAGGCTTTACCATGACAATCAAAAAAGGCCGTATTGACTTCTCAGATACTGATGGCAAAGATTACGGTATTCTTGGTTCCACCACTAACATTGTTACAGGACAGCCTAACGGGTTAGCACTGACAAACGCTCCTGGTCAAATTTTGAGCCTTAACCAAGGCTCGGATAGTGGCATCAGCAAGGCGGTTTTTCAAATTCCCGCTGAGTCAACGGCAAGCAACCCAGCATATAATTTGTTTGGGCATCTCAAAAGTTACTTGAAATTTAACATCGGTGCAGGCGCCTGGATAACAAATAATGGAAAAATTGAATTCTCTGCTAATGACGGTAGCGGTAATCAATTCGAAGTTAACTCGAGCGGTGCCGCAGTGCTAGGAAATTTCAACGTGTATAACGGTTCAAAGAACGCCGTACAGGTCACCCGCGATGGTATCCGTGCTACACCAGCGTATGAAACCGCTGAAAACTATGTTGGCGATATTGGCGAAAGCAAGACGGGGCAAGATAATACCGTGGAAATTGACATTGATCCGCTAGTGTATGATATGGTCAACACCGAGATGGGCTATCAAGTTTTCGTCACACCATACAGTGCGGCACATGTGTGGGTATCACAGCGCAATGATATGAGCTTTGTTGTTGAGTCAGATACTCCCAACGCTCCATTCGGTTGGGAGCTTAAAGCCCACCGTCGCGGATATGAAAGCCAACGTTTGGTGGATACTGGTAAGACTTATGAAGATTTGGAAAAAATGGAGGGACTGATACTAAATGGCAATCAGAACGTACAAAGTAACTCTTGACACAAAGAATGCTATCGCACCTGAACCCGTATTCTTGCGGCAGGGAGACAAAACGGGCGCCGTGGTGATTGATGCCACATTGATGGACAATGGTACACCTATCTCTCTTGACGGTCTAACACCAATGTTCAAAGCTAACACGGCTGACGGGCAAGCAGTCATAGCTGACAGTACCGGATTCAATGTCGTTAATGCATCTGGTGGTGAATTCACTTATCAGGTTCCGAACGCACTCTCGTCCGTCCCTGGTAAAATCATGACTGCATACTTTAGCTTTTCAGACACATCGGGTTCGGAATCGACATTTGATGTGGCGTTCATCATCAAGAAAGCAGTCGACATAGCAAAGCCTCAAGCTGAAGACTACATCACGATCATTGATGGCACACTCAACTCCCTTCAGAAAAAAATCGATGATATGAATACCGACATTCAAACTGTTTTGAATGCGTATAATCAGGGAGATTTCTACAATAAATCCGAGACTGATAGCAAAGACGGAGCCACCCTATTAAGTGCCAAAGCATATACAGACAATTCACTGTCTGGGATTGTGGCGTTGCCCGAGACTTTTGCTAATTTAGCGGCGATTCAAGCTAAATATCCAAACGGAAAAAACGGGTTGATGGTAGCGGCAGATAATGGTCACAAATACATTTGGGATGGAAGTTCTTGGGCAGACGCTGGTGTTTACCAAGCAGTCGGTATTGCTGACAACACGGTAACAACGCAACAAGTCGCGAATCTCAATTACACGCGTGTGCAAAACACGTTTGCTAATCCGGCTGGAGCAACTACTTATAGCAAAGAAGACACGCTTGCAATTGATCGCTACAACGTCGTCTTGAATAAAACAGGTAGCAGCGATGGCGGCATTATTATTCCCGTGGATATGTCGGATGCCGGTTCACCAACGGTGCTAAGCCCTTTGCAAATCGCGGTGACTTATCGTTGCCTTAATGCATTATTTACAGGTACTATTGATCTATTTGCATCTGCTGACACCACACTACCAGGAAAGCCGATTGCAAGTGGGCCAACGACTAATGGTGTCCTTTCTGCAACAATCAACCCAGATGCGTTTGTTGCAGCTGGTCTGAATAAAAATAAGACATTTAATTTGATTGTGGTGGCTCACGGTGGTACCGGCCTGCTAAATGTTACAAGCACTCTGGTCGGGATGAGCGACCAAAGTGAGCCGTTGGCAAAACGAATCGAAAGCTTGCCAGACATTGACCGAGTAACCGGACACGGTAGCGGCATCATGCCACAGTACGCCGGCAACAATATGTTGGCGTTCCGCGAAGCCACGTTCATGGGCGATAACACGAGCCGCGTCATTTTTGACGATGACGGGCAGGGGTTCACCATATCCAAAAATGGCACGGGGAACTTCACTTCGCTTGGCATTCCGGTTCGCTGGGATACACCTATTGATGACAATAACTCTATCTTTATCACCGCTGATTTTGAAATCACAGACGCATCAAATTACACCAAAATCGAGCTTTGGGCTGCCAAACCTGATGGTGTCTTATATGCGAAAGACTTGGATACTACTTCAGAAAAATCAGGCTCGTTAACCTATGCAGTTAGGAAGCCTTTGGCAGATGCTTGGCAATTGAATTCTGCTAAGTACTGGCGCGCTGTCATTGTTTTGTACGGGACTAAGGCTACGGTACACGTGACTAACTTTAGCGCCACTTACGTTAACGTTGCTATGAACCAAAACGATTTGGCACAAAGCACCTTAACTTCTGATCGGATGCTATTGGGTAAAAGTCTTGGCATTGGTCAATTGAGCAACCACGGTGCGATTCTCTGGAATGAAGGTGCTCCAAACGCCTCAATGACCTATGATACAGCAATGTCAGTTTTCAATTATGCCGCGACTTCGGCCAGCACTAAAACTGGAAAAGGCTTTACTATCATGCTTCAGCCAGGGTTGATAGATCAATTTCCAGACCATTTCTACGTAAACTTGACTGCAAAAGTGTCAGCACAGTTGATCAATATGTATATAACAAACACTAATAATGGCTTGGGTCCGTGGGTGGGAGACGTCACCTCAAGTACGCAGTATCAATCAGTCAGTTTGCGTGTATCCACCAGAGCCATTAGAGCCTTTCTCGGAGCAGACCTGTCAAAAGGCTTCGGATTGCTGTTTGCTTTCCACGGCGCGGGGGCAGTCACAGGTGTCGTAAAAGATTTATCGATTACCGAGGGCCCAGTCTATCGGACAATTCCAGACTCAATTGATAATCTAATGCAGGTACAATCGGGTGCAGTTCGCACTTATGCTGGCTGCCCAGATACTAACGGTCAAGCAACGGCTCATGCAGGTCTTAAATCGATCATGCTTAACACAAACCTAAATGGCCGACAAAAGCTTGTTAATTTCTCTTTCACGGCAACTGTAGAAGAAACATTGCATCTTTCTGCTGGCACGCTAGATCAACATAGCCTCCAGGTCAATCCGCGGCACCTGACTGACGCGAACGTCAAGAAGGGCTATAACTTCTTCGATTATTCAAAATCTGACTATTATCTTAACGATGGTGAGAAATTATTTATTAACCTTGCTACCAATACAAGCTCGTATCCTGCCGTTTCAGGCGAGGATTACGGCTACTATATCCAGGATGGCACTCACCCTATCGATCAAGATGGATATAGCGGCGATGCTTTTGCTGCGGACACTGCCATCTATCCCGTTTATGCTGAGTTGGTATCAGCTCCATTACCAGTGACAGATCTGAGCGGAGTAGAAAGTGAGATCAAGGCAATCCGTACTAGCCATACTCCAACCATTCTGCGTGATGATGGAGCACTCCTGCGCATGCGTGTTAAGGCTGATAACAGTACTTACTTTGAGCCTGTCATCCCAGAGAAGATTGCTATCTTTGGTAACAGCTTGACTAAAGAGCATGGTGACATTGGTATGGCTGCAAGCGATAAAGACCACGACTGGTACGCGCTGTTTGTGGCCAAAGCAAAAACTTACACGCCAGGCTTGACTGTCAATGAGCGTACGAATATTGCCGCGTGGGCGCAGAGCACAAGCAGCGCGTACCGGAAGGCGTATTTCGATAGCACTATCAAGCCAATGCTTTCCGACGACACGGGTATGGTCATTTATCAGATTAGCGACAATGCTAACTCCGATGAGCGCCGAGCAACCTTCCAAGCTGACTTGACTACGTTGATCAAAGACACGAAGACAGTTTGCCCTAACGCGACCATATTAGTTATTGCCGCGTGGTTCATTGACCCCGTTTTCTTTGCGCAAGTTACGCAAGGCGTCGCTGATGGCGGCGGTGTCTTAGTCGACATCACGCCATACAAGGATGATCCTGCTAACAAGTCGAAAGTGGGTGCAACCCGTACTGGTATCGATGGAACCAAATGGCAAATCACCAATCCCGGTGAAGCCCTGCATCCTAATGACCGCGGTATGCAACTGATTGCCGACGCTGTATTTAGCACCCTAGGCGTTGAGTAGGGCGCCTAGTGCGTCTATTTTTGTGGAAGGAAGTGAGAAAGTGCCACACGAATTATTTAATCTTAGTACATTAGCATGGGCTTTATTCACTGCCCTGGGGGTGATCGCAATTTTTTCAGTCTTAGGTGGAAATAAGAAAAAGTAGGGAAGCGATTATGTGACATTTTTTGGATACACGATTGGTGACTGGGCGGAGTTCATATCAATCATAGGGGCGGGCGTGAGCGCGGGCAGCTGGCTGTTCAAAAAGATTGCCTTAGATCCATTGCGCTCTGATATTCAAGTGCTTTCAGAGACAATTAATCGTCAGCTCAAGCTGCACGAACAATCGCTGGCAGACTTGGGGCAACACCTGAGGACACACGATGACGAGCTTGGCAGTCACTCG